ATCATCTATCAGCCAAGAAATCGACAAGTTCCTCAATCGCCTTGAAAGAGTCGGTCAGTTCATCTCCGGAGCCTTACCTACGGTTTTTGGCGGCTCAATTACGGGAGGATCAGGAACCGCCAAAGAATATGAGATGAGCCGAGCGCAGGCTCTCCAGAGACTCCAGATTACTTGGAAAATCGTCAAGATCTGGTGGGCGCGGATGCTCTCGAAGGCAGTTCGGAGCTACGCGATCAACATGCTGGAGGACGAGAAATACGTAGAAAAGCGCGGCTCTACATATGTGAACGTCTGGATTCGGCACATCCACATGACCGGCTCCGTGGGTGAAGTTGAGCCTGACGTCAACGAAAGCTTCCCGATCTCCTGGGCGCAGAAAAGGGATATGATTCTCCAGCTATTCCAGGGTGGTAACGAGGATGTGATGAACGTCCTCCGACACCCTGAGAATGCAGGACTCATCGCCCTAATCATTGGAGTTCCTGAACTCTACATCCCTGGTGATGATGACAGGAATAAACAGCTCGTAGAGATCGGGGAGCTTATTCTTTCTGAGCCGACCCAGACAATGCCTCCCATGCCTCCTCAAGCACCTCCTCAGGAAGGTATGGGACCGGTTGGGCCTCCTGCTCCTCCTCAGGCTGCGCCTTCGGCTGAAGAAGGTATGGGGATGCCGATGATGACCTCCTCGGTCCCGATAGATGAAAGTCTCGATAACCACGAGATCGAGATGATTACGTGTCAGGCATGGCTGAAATCTGAGATTGGCCTGCAATACAAGAAAGAGAATCCTGGCGCGTATATGAATGTCCTCCTTCATATGCAGGAGCACCAGAGATTAGTGCAGATGGCAGAGGCTCAGGCTGCTGAAGCTGAAGCTGAAGGATCTGAAGGTAAAGAGAAACCGCCTCAGGAGTAGTTAAATGTTTTTCTTCAAGTTTCAACAGTTCTTTTCACCCGATGATACCGGAGGGGGATCAGATGGGGACTTCTCTGCAGACATGGCCGTCCTCAACGAGCCATCTGGAGAATCTGCTCCTGCTCCTGAAAAAACTCGAACCTTCAACGAGGAGCCAACAACCGAAGACCTCGCCGAGGAGGAAGAAGATGGCGAAGATCAAACTGACGAAGGTGACGAGACCGACGAAGGCGAGGAGTCCGAAGAGACCGACGAGGCCGACGCGCCCGTCCAGGGTAAACCGACCCTAAAGGCGATAAAAGAGCAGTTCCCTGGTATCTTCAAGAAGTTTCCAGAGCTGAAGGCTGCTCTTTTCAGGGACCAGGAATTCTCGAAGTATCATGCGACGCCCGAAGATGCGGCGCAGGCTGCGGTCAAAGCTGATAACTACGACCGATTGGAATCCACGCTGGTTCAAGGGTCTCCTGACCTCCTGATGAGTGAGCTTGCGGAGAACAACCCGAAAGCTTTCAAGGAGGTTGCTCTCAATTGGTTGCCCAAACTCAGGGAGATTGACGAGAAGCTGTTCATTTCGGCTACCGAACCGGTCTTAGAGGAGCTTATCTTTCTCGCCTTCAAGCATGGGGAGAAAACAGGAGACAAGAATCTTGCGATGTCAGCGCGCCACCTCGCGAATTTCATATTTGCAAATGGTGGGGAGATTCCGGACATTTCGAAAAAGCAGCAGAAAGAACCCAATCCTGCCGAAATTCAGCTCCAGCAGGAGCGGCAGCAGTGGGCTCAGACTCGATTTCAAGAGGCCGATGGGGAGATTTTCAACTACGTGACATCCTCGCTGGACCAGACCATTCGGCAGGGTTTGGACCCGGCTGGAACGATGCCTGAACGGATGAAAGCCTCTATAGTGCAAGATGTGATAAACGAGATGAACTCCCAGCTCGCCAAGGACCCCGTCCACGCACGTAGGATGCAGGGTCTATGGAAACGGGCTGCGGGAGACGCCTACTCACGACAGAGCAAAGAGAGTATCGTAAACACCTACCTCTCGGGTGCGCGTCCGCTCTTGCGTGACCTCCGGAACCGAATCAGATCGGAGTATCTCGGCTCCTCTCCCACCAGAAAAGTGGGTAACGGAAAGGACGAGAAGCTCGCAGCTACTCCACAGAAAAAGAAGCCCTTCGAGGGATCTTCGAAGCGGGTTGACCAGCGGCGGGAAAGGGCGACGGTTCTCGATCCGAAGAAAATCGACTACGCCCACACTACCGACCTGGACATACTCTCGGGCAAGGTCACTCTGAAGAAATAGGAGATTTATGGCTCTAACAGAGACGCAGGTAGTTGCTGCTGAGCTGGAAACAGTCCAGAGCAAAGTGCCCGTCCTGTTCGACCGCGATTCGCTTTTCTATGGCAACATCGAGAAGCGGGACGTAGAGAAGGTATCGAATCGGGATATGCGAGTCCCGATGGAAATCCGACCCGGTGGACGGTTCGGTTACTTCTCTCCGGATGGCGGCGACCTGGGACGCGGCGATGGTCAGTCGTTCGAGAAGGCTCTCGTCTCCACGGTCCACATGAAGCACGGTGTGGAGTGGCAGAAGCGGGCACAGTGGGCCACCGACGATACGAGGAAGTCGGTTGTCAACGCATTCCGTCAGTTGCTTGCAAAGGCGATGGCGGAGTTCCGGCGTCAGGTCGATTCCTCGCTCATGACGGGTGGAAATGGCGCGGTCGCCACGATCACCTCGGTCTCAACTGCGGGCGGCCAGGACACCTACACCTGCACGACGGATGGTTTCGGTGTGCGCCTCCTCCGATACGGACAGTTCGTGTCGGTTTACGATGCAGCCTTTGCCGCAGCTCGGGTCATTGCACCCTCGGCTGGAGCAGCGTTGGTCGGAACCGCAGCGCAGATCGACCTGGTGGATTATGCGGCCAAGACATTCCGCATCAAGGGAGCGGCGACCTCGCCCATCGCTGGTGATAGGATCGTCATCGAAGGGCTATCTGGGGCCAATCCAGTCGCTCTGCTTGGTGTTCCCTACCATCACAACAATGCGTCAACTGGGACTTGGCTCGGATTGGATCGAGCGCAGTTTCCAGAGATTCGAGCCTCACGAGTTGCAGCGGCTGGTCCGTTGGCACCTGCACACGCGAGGGTTGCTCTGAATCGCATCGGAGACCGCATCGGTCTCGACAACGGTGTCAAGGTTCAGGCGTGGATGCATCCCTGTCAGGTCCAGGCTTACGAGGAGCTGGGACAGGCGGTGCAGGTGGTCAACCGCAATGGCGGATCGTCCCAGGGTCTCGACCTCTACTTCGACATCCAGCAGATCGCTGGAGCGCCGATTCGCCGGTCGTATTCGTGGGACAAGACCCGAATCGACTTCATCGTCGGAGAGGTCTGGGGACGCGCCGAAATGCATCCCGCAGGCTTCTACGAGGAAGAGGGTCGGCGGCTCTTTGAACTTCGCGGAGCATCTGGTGGAGTTGCCACGGCGACGATCTTCTACCTGACCGCATCGTTCAACACCTTCATCAACAATCCGGCTTCGTGCTCATACATCGATACCCTGACGGTTCCGTCGGGCTACTGATGTAGAGGAGGGAAGGGGGCCGGATTCGATAACACGGATTCGGCCTCCCAACTTAGACCGCGGTGCAGGGTTTTTACCGTTTCACCTGCTTTGGGTCTATCGGAGCGGAACGGTGTCAGATAGGCCACGCGGCTTTTTTATGGACAACGTCTTAATCACTTACTTTAACAACAAGTTGGCAGATCACGGGAGGTCCCTTGATGGCCGCCCAATCTGGAGAATATCGTGGGCACCAGACCAGCGTGAAAAACGACTCGGAACCTTCTCCGACTTCTATGGATCAATCTTTCTTCGAGAGCGAACAGAAGTTAGAGACGTCCCTAAATACTGGTATGTGGGTCCGCGTTGGGTGCTTGAGCGCCTTACTTTTCTACCTCCTGGTAGCTCTGTTCATCGCGAGCTTGTTTCTCAAAGTAGTCCATTAGACATCTCTTCCCCGGTGAGGAGCGGGACCTATGAGCCAGTCTATGTTTTTCAAGACGCTAAAGGTGAAGCTCTCCCGGTCACTGAGTGGGCTTTGGACGCAGTTATGCATACTGCTGAGTTCGGAGAAAGGCGGCAGCTTTCGGACGCGGATATGAGGGATAAATACCACGCCTCGATGGAAGAAGATGCAAAGTATTTTGAGGCTCAATTCCATGAGGCCGGGAGGTCCGCCCTGTTCGCATTCGAGAACTCCGTGTTTGTAGATTCAACGAAAGTCTATAAAGAGAGCGTCCATGCCTCCGAGATCTAACGACATCTGCACCATCGTCACCATCCTCCCGTATCCCTTGGTAGAGGAGAAGCCCGGACTCGTTCCGGGAACTTTCATTATCCCCTACACGGAGCCGGGAGACTTCAATCTGGTCAACATCGAACGATGCCAACATGCCGTTTATCTTGACTCAAATCGTCCTCGACTCATTGTGCCTGATCCCTCTGACTTGGTTGCTCGATCCGTGGCCTACGACCACAAAACTGCTATGGTCTGCTACGAGGCCGGAATCGCGGAGCCGGGCATAGATTGGGTCTGGGGGGAATACCTCCCGAACGAGAACGGGAAACTCGCATTTGCAGCCGCGCACGGTGCCGTCCTCGAAGGGATGAAAAGGCTGCAAGATGAGTGGTATGTGCGGCTGTTGAGAATGGCAGATGACGACTGGGCCAGATACCGCCAGCACAAATTCATCACCGGACTGCAAAGAACTGCCGCCCAAGTTCTAGGACAGACCGATCGGGACTGGATGGTCCAGAATCGTATCGAAGAAAGCCTGAGCAAATGTAGGTTCTGTTTCGCTCAGGTTCACCCGGTCGCTTGCATCAGCCCCTCGTGTCATGGTATTCTGGATAAGGCCAGATACGAGAAGGAGTTCCTCGGGGCGGGTGTCATTGAGAAAGTGAGAGGTTAATGCCGACATACCAGATTCCCTGTGGTGTCCCGACCCAGATTGCACAGAATGCTGTCTGGGCGCTTCCCTCGTTCAAGGTCCGGGTTCGGGCGGAACCGAATTGCGAACTCGCACAGAGCGCTACTGGTCCCTGGGCTGCGATGACCGGGCCGGTGGAAGGTTTCGACTCTGCTGCCTCCTTCATCCGATGCACTACTGCCGCCGCGATGGTGACTTGTGTCAAAGGCTGAACTCTGGTCTTTCACCCTAGAACTCTGCAAGGGTGATAAGGTCGTCGATAAGATTGACGTCTCAGACCACCACTTGGAAGAGATCATCGAGCTTCTGGAACGGTGGTTGGAGGATCTGAATGCCAATCGACACGTTTAACGTCGAGGATGTCTTTACCTGGGAGGCACCGGAGCATCCTCGGGGAAGGTTGGTAAAGAAGGTCTCTCTCGACTTCGTTACCCTGGCTCAGAGCATCCTCTATAATGTTCCAGATTCTCAGGAACGGGTTGATGCTCTGAAGCTCCTGTTTGACGCTGAGACTCTCTGTGTTGCTCGAATCAAGGAGGGATAGATGATTGACAAGCCGTATGCGTATCATAAACCATCAGCAGAAGGACTCGAAAAGATCAACCGGCTCCGTGCTCACTTTTCCGAGGGTGAGCGGCTCATAAAGGAGATTTGTCCTCCTTCTCGGCAGGCATCGGTCGCGATTACGGAAAACGAAACGACTGCGATGTGGGCAATCAAAGCAGTCGTTTTCAACGACCCGAAAAGTGAAGTAGAGGGCTAGAATGGCGATCCTGGCAGCCACGATCCTCCAAGGTGCAAAACCACTCCTGAATGATCCTCAGGGGATAATGTATCCGGATACTGCGCTCCTCCCGCTCTTGAGTAAGGCATACCGGGAACTCCAGACCCGCTTGTCTCGCTCGGGCATGGGAGTCACGAAAGAGGTAGCAGAGAGGGTGCCCGTGAATGTCGGGGTCGCTTCCCTTGGGGATGGCTCAGGTCTCCCCTTGGGATTGCTTTATCCGATTGAAATTCGAGAGGGTGCCCGAGGAGCACCCCAGAGGGATTTCCGGTATCTTGAGGAGAGGAACTGGGAACCTACATCTCACCCGACCACAGAGCTTCAGTGTTGGGCATGGCGGGAGGAGGAGATTAAACTACTACCCGCCCTCACGGATCGAGACCTCTACATCAAGTTCATGAAGGGCTTGACCCCGATAACCGACGTCAACTCCAACATCCAGATCCTCAATTCGGAACTGTTTCTGGAAGCCAGGACCGCAGCAATCGCAGCTGCCCTCCTGGGAGAGAACTACTCACGCGCTCAGAACCTCAATGCGGACGCTGAACAGTGGTATGACGTCCTCATTGGTGGTCTCGTGAAGCGTGGTCAACGAATGCCGGTTCGCAGAGGGCGGACCAGATACCGCGCCTAGCTGCTCCGAGTTAGGGTCTGACGGTCGAGGAGAGAAAATGCCTATTGCTTTTACTCAGACACAGAAGCTCCCGGAGTTCCGCACGATCCGGGTCATCGGAACTTTGACTTTCTCCGGCTCCTACGTGACCTCAGGGGAAGTTCCCACGGGTCTCTTGAAGCCAGGGACAGTCAAGAATCCTCTCTGGGCGAATTTCTACAACAAGACCGCACATCAGTTCCGTTACGATGCGGCGACCGGGAAGATCCTCTGCTTCGTTCCTGCCGGGACCGAAGTTCCTGCTGCAGCGTATCCCGGTGCCCTGACTTCGGACGTGGTGATCGCGGAATTCGAATATCCGAAGGCATGAGCCTCCGAGACCACGAGCCGATTTCGTTCAATCAGTTCCGCGGCACTTTTGACCGGGGGGAGGACGAGTCTGTCCCCCCGGGCTTTTTCAAAGGGTCGAGGAACATCCAGTTCATCAATCAGGGGATTAAGACGAGGGATGGTTCTGCAATCGATACGGCGGAGACTGGACCTATCCGACGAATCGCTATTTATAAGAGAATCGGCGAGGTCGCGCGCCTCCTGATTCTCAACAACGCTGGGGTCCTCTTTGACTCCATAACTCACACAGCAATTCTTACCATCCCGGCCATGTCTGACTTCAGCATGGTCAGCATGTTCAACCGAGCTTACATCACTCCGCACAATGGCCTCCGTGGTCTCCCGGGAGAAAAGTTATATGTGTATGAAGGGTCAGGAGTTGCACGACCTGCGGGAGGAACAGCTCCGCCTCCAACGGGAATGCAGGCAGCAGAAGGAGTTGCGGGAAACTTCGACCCGGGAATTCATCTTTTCGCAGTTGCGTATGAGACTGCATCAGGATACATTACACCTTTCGGCTCCTCCTGCGCTGTCTCCTCCACGACCGGAGGAAAGAAGATAGATCTTTCCGCC